CAGAAGAACCCCGCCACCTGACGTGACGGGGTTCTTCTCGAACGCTCCCCGGATTGGATTCGAACCAATAACCTGCCGGTTTCAAGCCGGGCGAGCTAATCCGCGTTGACTTCGGCAGCGCTGCGTAACGTTCTCATCGCGATCCGACCACCTACCCGGTGTGCTCGGGCAGACATGGGGAGTGATCCCATTGCAGAATGACGAGATAATCGCCCGCTACACGAGCTGGCTCAGCGCGACCGGACGAGCCGACGGAACTATTCGGCTGCGCCTCACGCACGTGCGGCGGCTCGGTAGGCGGGTGCAGCTCACGCTCGCGGCCGAAGAACATCTTGAGGCGGCGCTCGGCGCGACGCGGCACCTCGCGCGCGATACGCGGCACTCGATCCTTGCGAGCTGGCGCGTGTTCTATGGGTGGGCGGTCGCGAAGCGCCTGGTGCTCGCGGATCCGACGATCAGTCTCGGATCGATCTCGGTGCCGGTGCGTATGCCTCGAGTCGCGCCGGATCGTGCGATCGCAGGTGCGCTGCGCGGGGCGGATTCACGCGACTGCGCGCTCGTCATGCTCGGTCGGTACGCGTGCCTGCGACTCACCGAGATAACGACTCTGCACGTGGACCAGCGCGACGGCGAAAGGCTGCACGTGCGCGGCAAGGGCGATAAGGACCGGATCGTGTATCTGAACGACGACGTGCTCGCCGCGCTGCGGGTGCGCGAGCGCGAGCTCGGCGATGGGTTCTACTTTCCGGGCGAGACCGAAGGGCATCTGCATCCGCAATCGGTGCACAAAATCATCAAGCGGGTGACCGGGTGGAATCCGCACGCGCTGCGCCACGCGGGTGCAACGGCCGCGTACCGAGCAACGCGAGACCTGCGGGCGGTACAGGCGATGCTCGGCCATAGCTCGCTCGCGACGACGCAGCGGTACTTGCATCTCGACGATGACGCGATGCGCGCAGCGGCCGCGGGGACGATCATCAGCATCGCGGCGTGAGCATGGTGCCCGCTACTACCCGCGTACCCGGTAAGGTCACTGATATGTCGTTGTTCCGCAGATTCCTGTCCTGGATATCACGCCTTTCACCGTCGCATCCGGATCCCGACTGCGAAACGTGCCAGGGTGACGGATACGACGGCTCAGGGCATTCCTGCGCGTGTAACGCCTACTAACCGTTCTTCGGCACGTTCGCGGCCGCGAGAGCGCCCGCGGGCGTGCCGAGCACGGTCGCTCCGACACCGAGCCACAGCGCGACTTCCTCGGTCGTCGCGAGGCCGTAGAACACGACGATCGGGCCAGCCGCGGCGAGCACGCCGTAGATGTATTTGCGGATCGCGGGGCGCGGGACCCATCGGTTCGGGGTTTCGGTCGGGTTGGCCATGTCAGTTCTCCTTGTCAGTGCGTATGGCTGCGGTGTCGGTGTGGATACCTTCGAGTAGCGTGTCGTGCTCGTCGAGGCGAGTGACGATCCGCGCGATCGCGGTCGTGTTGACTCGCTGCCCGCCCTCTATCCGATCGAGCTGATCGCGCACGTGGCTGCCACCGTTGTTCGTCGTGAGCGTCTGCACTGCGCGCCGGGAAGCCTGTCCAGCGCGAGCGGCGCTGATCCATCCGCCGAGCTGCGGGATCGACAACACAGCGACAATAACGATCGCCGTCGGCCACGGGATCGCGACATCCACGAGGTCGAGCGCGCTCACACGCCGAGCTTCCGCTTGATTGCGTCGACGTCCTGGCGCAGCGACGTGTCTCGGCTGCCGGAGCCGCCGACCTGTTGCTTCGTGAACGCCTGGTCGAGCACGATCGCGTCGACCTTGCTGTTGAGCTCGCGAAGCAGGTCGGTGATGCTCGGGCCGCTCGTGGAGCCGCCGAGGCGCTGCCCCGTCCAGCTGTTGCTGTCGTCCTGTGCCATGTTGTTGTTCCCTTCAGTGATGTGTTGGTCGCGGGTGTAGTCGTATTCGTAATGCCAGGGCTCGACGAGCACGCCGTTCCGGTAGACGGTGTGAAACCATCCGTGCCGGTTGAGCACGGTCGTGATCTGCTCGTCGGTGTCGATTGCTCGCCCAAACTCGTGGATCGAGGATCCGGGCGGGAGCGCGATCGGTGCCCACGGGCCGCCTGCGAGGAACCGTTGGTAACGCTGGTAGTGGGCGTTCTGCTGGTCGAAGAAGCGGCCGGCCTCGTTGATGTCGAGCAGGTGCCCAATCTCGGCGTCGACGCGGGCGAGGCTCGCGGCTGCAGGTGAGTCGAGCCAGCCGCGGCCGCCGTCGAGTTGAGTGATGATCATCGTCTATGCCGCCATTTCGATGTTGTAGAAGTCCGCGAGGTTCGTCATTTCCGCGCGGCGATCAGCGAGTGCCATGTAGGGGAAGATCGCAACGTCTGCGACGTCGATCGCGGAGAAGCCGCCGCCACGGCGCTGGCCTATGTTGAATCCGTTCGATGCGAGGGTGTCGATTCCCGTGACGATCGCTTCTTGCCCGTCGACGCCGACCGCGACCGAGTCGCCCGATTGCGTCACGCTGAACACGTGCCACTGCGTGTCTGGCGTCCAGCCGTGATCGACGTTCGTGCCAGCGCCCGTCGTGAAACGAAGAACACGGGCCCCTGATGGAGCCCAGAGCGTGAGGTCAGAACGGTTTCCGCCTGGCGGCATCATGTAGAACAGGGACGTGTACCCGTCGCCTAGCTGCACGGTCTTGAGACGTGCGATCATGATCGTCGTGAAGCCGGCCATGCTGATCGCGGGAGTCGCGGACAGGCGAATCTGATCATCCTGATCGTTCACCGTGCCGCGGAAAGCGCCGTAATAGAACGGGTCCGCACGAAGTACGGGCGGCTGGACGACCGTCACCGTGTTACCGACCTCCGTCGGCACGGCGGTGATGTCGCCTCCTGTTGGGATCCGCGCTTGGGAGAACGTGACGCGGTGACGCGGCGTCGTCAGCGTCGCGGGCGCGCCGCGCTCTGTTGCACCCGTGAGCACGTCGGGGACGATGATGCGGATACCCATTACAGGCCCTTCTCTCGGATAACGAACGCGAGCGGCTCACGCAGGATTGTGGACACGGCGGGTTTCAGGTGCAGGCCATCGGCGGTCAGCGACGGCGGGATACGCCCTTCACTGATCGCCGTGTCGTCAGCACCCGTTCCGGCAATGCCGGCCGCGGCGAGACCTTCCTCGGCGAGCCATGCGGGCAGGTCAAAGAACAATTCGGGGTGCGTCTCGCGGTCCCACTCAGCCATAGCCTCGATGCGGTTGAATCCGGCTGTACCGCGAGCTTCGCCGGCGATCTTCCATGGCGGCATGAGCACCCGCACGTTGGTCTGCTCGATGAGTGCCGATGTCGCGACAACGAAGTTCGCGAAGTCATCGGGAACGTTGCGGCCCGCCATAAGTAGCTGCGGCAGGCGCTCGAAGCCGATGCCGGTTTTCGGGCCAGGAAGGACGACGACCGGAGTTCCGGCCGGGCAGGGTACGGCGTCACCGTCGCGCAGGCGGCGAAAGCTCCATCCGGGGTGCGTGCTATCGGGGTGAATGAGCACGCCTCGGACGCCGGCAATGCTGCACGGCGTTTCGCGCTGCTCTCCGACTGCCGTGTTCCATGTTCCCGAGCTGATCGTCGTGACCGTGACGGATCCGCTCGCAGGGATCGTCCCGCCTTCGACGGATACCGAGACACGCGAACCGAGCACACCGAAGTCGAAGGCACGCTCCCACATCGTCTGACCAGAGAGCGCGAGGTCATAGAACGGGAAACCGAATTCCTCCTCGAGTCCGGTCTTGAACGGCTCATCGGCCATGGTCGAGTCACCGTTCAGCACGTACGGCGAAGCCGGGGCACCGCCGCGATCGCCCCCACCCGAGTTGCCACCGCTCAGGGTGTACCCGAGTTCCTGCAGCGTCTTCGCGATGAGCCGTCCAGATGCATGGGAGGGCGCGCCGTCGGGCATGCGAACCTGAAGGAATGACAGCTGAAGACGGGGATCCACAACCTCGTAGAACACGTCCGGGTTGGTCGTGACCTGGGGATAGCCGGGATCAGTGCGGCGCGCGACGTTGTTCTCTTCGAGGTATTCCTCGACGAGCGGCGGGATCATCGGCGGGACGATCTCTTGTGTGATGCCGATCACGATCTGCCGGATCGGGCCAGTTGGCTTCAGATACGACCCGATGTAAGTGTCGATGTCCTCGGCCATGGTCTTCAGTTCGGGACCGAGGTTCTTAGCCTTACTCGCACCGTCGGGATAGCGGATCCCGCTCGGGGTGACACCGCCCATTATGAGGCTCCTATCGTCACGTTGCCGAGGTCGGCGAGCGTGATGTCGTCTTGGTAGTCGCGAATCTCGGCGACGTCGTTCGTCACGAGCTCGTCGATGGTCAGCCCGTCGCCGTGGCCGAGGGCCGGCGCGAGCCATGCGTCGAGCGTCCAGCCGTCGTGATAGACGAGCTCGCCACCGATGATCTGGTGCAGCGCTGCAGCGTCGATCATGGTGTTGAACACGCTGCCGGGGAAATAGATCGCGTACGGCCTCACGCACGCGCGGATGAAGTGGTAAGCCACCTCGTAGGCGTATTGGAAGTTGCGCCAGTCGAGGCGCACGTGCGGGAGGTTCGCGAGGCCGGTGAGCTGCCCGAGGTCGGCGGCGTAGCGTTCGGCGACGTCGTTCGGCCACGAGAAGTCCGCGTTCGGGTCGCCGCCGGCGTTCGTCGAGTTCGCTGTCGCGCCGACGCCGCGTGCGGCCATCCAGTCGCGCGGGTTCATGTGCTGCCCGTTGACCCACGTTTCCATGTGCAGGTGATCGCCGGAGCTGTTGCCGGTGTTGCCGACGTTGCCGAGCGTCGAGGCGGTCGTGACGGCCGTGCCGACGCCGATCGTCGACGGTGCGACCATGTGCGCGTACAGAGACGATAGGCCGGCGCCGTGATCGACGACGACGTAGTTGCCCCAGCCGGTGTGCCAGTTGACGACCTGCGACACGGTGCCCGGCCCGACGGGGTGGATCGCCGCGCCGCCGATGCCGCCATAGCTGAAGTCGATACCGGCGTGGAAGCTGTTCGTCTGCTCGCGCCAGCCGTATTCGCTCGTCACGGTAGACAGTGGAAACGACCACGCGTAGGTGCCGTCGGGCGGGGTCGGGTCGGGGTCGGGGCCTTCGCCGGCCGACTCGATGATGCCGCCGAGTAGGTCGACCTCGATCGCGAGCTCGCGGCGACCGCCTGCGGTGAAGTCTGCGCCGGGCACGTACCGTTCGACGACGCGCCTGCCAGTTTCACCGACAATCTCGTCGCCCTGCGTTCGCATCGTGAACGTGCGCGAGTTGACCTGCACGACGTCGATCGCCTCGTCGACGCCGGTCGTCGCCTCGTACCCGTCGACCGCCACGACGCGCGAGGCCGGGATCGAGAAGCCGTCGGGCACGTTGATGTGCAGCACGTCATTCGAGTACACGAGGGCGAGCCCGTCGGATCGGGCCGGCTGCCCGAGCAGCACAGTGTTCGTGTGGGGTTCGTAGTTCGCGAAGCCGAGCGAGTGCGTCGCGTAGAGTCCCTCGATCAGGTCGAGTGCCGACAAGCCCTCGGCCCATTCGATCGGGGCGACGATCGTGTTCGCTGGCACGTCGGACGGGGATCGCCAGTCGATCGCGTCGACGACGTGATCCGCGCCGGCGTTCATGATCGCGCGCACCTGGTCGGCGGCGAAGCGCCACCCGTCGGCGACGGTGAAGCCGCCCCAGAAGTCATCGCCAAACACGGCCGGCAGGATGTCAGTTTCCGCGCCGCCGGGGCCGGGGAGCACCGACCGTGCGAGGTCGGCGAGGCGATCCGATGCGGTGATCTTCAGCACCCATACGCGGCGCTTGTATTGCTGCTCGGGGTCGGATATCCAACGGATCTCGACGTCGAACTTGTCGATGCGGCCGTTGAACAGGCGCAGCGCCCAGTCGTGCTGCTCGGAGGTCGACCTGTAGATCGTGAGAGTCTTGCCGATGAGCGACGTGTATCCCTGCAGGTGCCCGTCGGTGTCGAGCAACTCGACGTACGCGGTCGACGGGTTCGCCTTGTCGAGATGCGACTCGCGACCCCACGTGACCTTCACACCCGCGAGCACGGCGCGCTCGGTGAGGCTCCATCCGGGCGACTGCTGTGTGCCGTCGACGTAGACGCTCGGGGCGTCGGTCAGCGCCGCCATGTTGTACCCCCGCGGGTGCCACGGCCTGCACGCTTGCCGCGGCTGGCGTTGATCTTCTCGATCTGCCTGGCGGTCGAGTCGGCGTCGATCGCGCCGTTGATCGTGTAGTTGTACGTGTCGCCGGCGCGCACGGGTGCAGGACGGGTCGACGGGCCGATGCTGGCCGTCGTGCGGGCGAGCGAGTTGCGTTGCACGTCGGCACGGATCAGCGCGTCGGTGCTATAGAGGCGCGACGTGTCGGGCAAGTACGACACGGTAGCCGTCGTCGAGTTCGCACCGAACAGGCTGCCGATGGTGCTGCCGAAGCCCTTCTTGAAGCCGTCGATGAAGGAACCGATGCCATCCAGGGCGGTCTGGATCCACCCGACGACGGTCGAGATAGCGTCGCTCAGCCAATCGAGGATCGGCTTCACAGCGGTCTTCACGTCCTCCCACCGCGTGACGATCGCCGCGATCGCGAGCGCGAGCAGACCGAGCGCGGTGATGATGATGCCGACCGGGTTCGCGGCCATGACGAGGTTGACGGCCATCTGCGCGCCGCGCAGAACGACGAGCGCGCTCGACACGATGCCGACCGCGACAGCGAGGTTGCGCACGAGCTCGTCGTTCTGTGCGATCCACACCGCCGCCTTCTCGAGGATCCCGGCGAGCTCGACGAGGATCGGGAGCAGAGCCGTGCCGAGCTTCGCCTGCGCGTTCTCCCACTGGGCAGTGGCCCGCGCCTGCGCGCCGGCTGCCGTGTCGGACTCGCGTGCAAACTGCCCCTGCGCGGCCGAAGTCTGGTCGGTGAGCAGCGCGAGCGTGGCCTGCCGCTCGGCGGCTTTCGCGGCTTCGCCCTCGAGTTCAGTGAGGCCCATCGCAGCGAGCCGGGCGTTGACGTCGGCCTGCTTGATCGAGACACCGTAACGCTCGATCGGGTCGCGCTCACCGCGCAGTAGCGACGACACCGCGGCGACGGCATCGGCGGTCGTGCCGCCGAAGGTCGCTGCGAGGTCTGAACCGAGGCCGATGAGGTTGTTCGTCTCATCGGTGAGCGACTTGCCCGACAGTCCCATGTTCTTCATCTGGGAGCCGAGCACCGCGGCGAGCTCGTTGTACGACTGGGCCGACAGACCGACGGCGGCCGCGGCGTCGTCCGCGTAGCGCTTGATGGTCTTCGACGAGGCACCGAAGACAGAATCGACAGCGCCGGCGGCCTGCTCGGCTTCGCTCGCGACGGTGCCGAGGTGCCAGGCCGAAGCGGCAAGTCCGGCGAGAGCTGCGGCCGCGATCTTCGAGGACCTCTCGAAGGTGCGCTGCATCGCCTGCGCTCGCTTCTCAGCCTCCTTGAACGCCTTCGACGCGCTGGTCGCGTCACCGACGATGCGAACGCTGAGGATCGCCGACTTGCTCGCCATGGCTCACTCCCTGCTGTTGTTCTGGTCCTGGATGATGCCGACCATCGTGTGAATGTCGATCGCGTCCTGCTCGCGGAGGACGCTCGGCGGGATGCCTGTCTGTATGGAGAGCGCGCAGATCAGCTCGAGAGCGGATCCGCGCTCATGCCTTCCCCCACACCGTCGACCACCTCGGCGTCATCGCTCTCGTCGTCGTAGGGGACAACGTCGAGCGCGTGCACCTGGTCGCTGTCAGCGCCCTCCAGGAACTGATCCCACGACACGGCGAGCGAGTGCTCGCGGCGCGCAGCCGACCAGGCCGTGAACGCCTGCATGAGGATGATGTTCTCCGACAGGCTGCCGAGTCGCTTGTTCGCGCGCAGGTGGCTTTCGAAAGCGATCTTGTCGAACAGGCTGGGCGTGACCGTGAGGACGCGGCCGTCAGAGAGATGGATGTCGTTCTTTTCGAGTGCCATGGTTAGGCGCCTTTCACTTTGCCGAGCACCTTGTCGGTGTAGCGCTCGTAGAGTTGCCGCCACTTGTTCTCGGTCTCGCGAGCCGACTTGGCGATGAATGGATGTCCAGCGATGTCACGTGAGGGCCAGCCCCAGTGGATCGCCCCGGCGTACGGGACACCGGCCTGTCGGTTGTTGCCTGCGCGGATAACGCCAGCGCGGTTAGTGGCGCCGACGCGGAGCGTGTCACGCAGCGCGCCCGACACTTCGGGGGCCTCGCTGCGCGCACGGTCCATCGCGATTTCGGCGGCCTCGCGGTTGATCGGTTTCAGCTCGCGAATATCGACACCGGCCCGCCGCAGCGTGCGCTGCAGGTCGGATGCACCATTCAGCGTGAAGCCGCTCTTGCGCTCGGCCATGACGTCATGCGCCGATCGTGGGGCGGCCAGTCATCGGGAAGCTGAAGTCAGACGTGTTCTTCGTCTTCACGTCGCCGCCGATGTTGATCGCCCGGACCGTGCACGTGCCCGTGTACGATTTCGCGACGTCGGTGTTCGGCGTGAACGTGAAGGGCATGTCCTCGCCAGCGTGCTCGAGGCACCAGTCCTCGAGCGCTTCGATTTCGAGCTGCTGGCGGATGGTGCCCTCGATCGCCCACGTCTCTTCGTCAGCTTCGCGCTCCTGCGACCCGTCGAGCAGGTCGAGGACGTCGCCGTCGGAATAGCTGGGGACGAGGGAGGTCGCCGTGGTGTGTGCGGCGAACTGCTTGAGAGTGCCCGATTCGCCGAAGCTGAGCGTTCCGGGGCCGAGAGCTTTGACCATGATGAGTCTCCTAAATGTCGTGGATCGGATCGGGCTCGAGCGTGAGCACGTAGCCCGGCCAGGGCGGTTCGCGGTCGAGCACCTGGATAGGTGTGGGCTCGCCGCTCGCGAGGTTGATGTGTGCAGCGCGCAGCGCCGTGATGATCGCGTCGATCGTGTCCCACGCGGCGCCGAGGTCGTCCCAGGGACCCGCGGCGATGTGCAGCGTCCAGGTCTCTTCGGTCTCGTACCAGCTCGTGAAGGTGAGCTCGGGCGGGACGATGACGACGACACCGTAGGTGTAGCCGGCCTTCGCCTCGCGCGGGTCGAGCGTGACGAGCACATGGTCGAGGCTGGCGCAGGCCGCGTCGATTTCGGTACGCAGCGCTTCGGCGCGGGCGAGGCGGCTCATGCGAACCCCAGCCCGACGTAAGGCGCGAGCAGCGGGTATGCCTGCGTCATGGGGTCACGGTTGATGCGCACGACGCTCGCGGACTCGACACCACTGCCGAAGGTCACGACGCCGTTGCGAGCGGCCTTCCGGTAGTAGAGGTCAGCCGCGACCTCGAGCACGGCCCGCGCCAGAATCACCTCGGGAACGGTCGCGCTGCCGACGTGGTCGAAGACGAGCGCTTCGGCCTCGGCGTCGCACTGCGCGACGAACGCGGGTGTGTCGGGGTCGCGCGAGTTGCGCTCACCGACGTACCAGTCGAGGGCGACGTCGACGGGTTCTGGCGCGGGCGTGCTCACGGTCGTCAGCCCCCGACCGGTGCGGTCAGCTCGACGGGGACGACGCCGCCGGGGATCTCGTTTGCCACCGCGCCGAAGCGGTAGACGGAGAAGTCCTTCGACAGGTTGATGATGTTCTCGTCCTGGAGCTGCGCGACGGCCGAGTCGTACTGGCGGACCGCGCGGCGGGTGGCGAACTCGGCGGCCTCTCCGGTGCGGCCCGGGTCACCGATGACGGCGACGCCGGAGAGGTCACCGCGGATGCCGGTGAGGTCGAGCGAGCCGATGAGGTTGCGCTCGTCCGCCACGCGGAACACCTTGTGTCCGGCGATCTCCAGGCGGTTGAGGTGCTTGAACACGTCGGGGGAGACGATGAGCCCGTCGAGCGCGAGCGCGAGCGAATCGAACTTCACGGCGGCATCGACGATGAGGTCGGTCCAGTGGTACGCCGTCGCATCTGCGAGCGCAGCGCCGAGCGCGAGCGTGCCGCCCTCGGCCGCCGTGCGCTCAGCGACGAGTGCGATGTACGCGGCCCGCAGCACGGCCTTCTTGCGTGCACCGGCGGCCATGCCCAGCGCCTCGAGCGATCGATCGAGGATCGGGAGCGTGGATCGCAGAATCTCTTGGCGCGTGAGCTGCGTGTAGCCGCCGAAGGTCTCGACCGGCGCGGTTCGAGTCGTAAGCGTGACCTTGCCGAATGGGAGGTCGTCTCCCTCGGCCTCCTGCTTCTGCACCTTGACCGTGTTGGTCGCGAGCTCAGCGAACTCGATGTTCATGCCCTTCTCAGGAAGGACGCCTTCGGCGAAGAACGCGGACAGGACACCGGAGGATGCATCGAAGATGCGGGTGAGGTCGCCGACCCACGCATCCTTGATGGGGCTGTCGGCCGAGGTGCCGCCGGTGTAGGCACGCTCCATGACCTCTTCGACGTAGTTGATGGTGGCCTCGTCACGGTTGACGATCGCCTGGAGGATCGCGCCGGCGGACCGGCGTTCACCGGTCTGCTCGCCGTCGTTGTCGCGGGTCTGTCCGGCGACGACGAGGCGCAGCAGCTCGGACTGCTCGGCGCGGAGCTCGGCGAGGTCGGAGGCGAGCTTCTCGCCGTCGACGGGCTCGGGGATGGGCGTCTTCTCGGTCATGCTGTTCCCTTCGGGTGCGGGCCGCGAGTCGCGCTCGCGGACCTCGGTGACTGCGGCACTTGCATAGGCGGGGTTGGGGACGAGGGAGAACTCGCGCACGCTCACCTTTGTGTGGGTGACGTGCACGCCGTCGTCGTCGTCGCGCTCGATCCACTCGACCGGCATGAAGCCGATCGAGAACGAATCGAGAGCGCCGTCGCGGGCGAGGATGAGAGCATCGTCGCCCGCACGCGTGGCGGAGACCCGGCCGCGGATCGAGAGCTTTCCGTTCTCGCGCTTGTGGTCGGCGATGACGCCGATCGGCTCGCTGTGACGATAGAAGAGCTTCGACCGCTCGACGCCTTCGAACTCGCAGTCCTGCGCGAACGACTCGGAGAAGCCGCGGAAGATGACGACTTCCTCGGCGAGCGGGACGCCGACGCCGAGGATCTCGCGACCCTCTTCAGTGGCCTCGGCGCGCGCGTGGAACTCGCGGTGCTGGATCTGGGTCAGGTCGGGCTTACTCATGATGCGTTCTCCTCGATCGCGGGCTGCTCGTCATCGATCACTTCGGCGTCGATGATGTCGCCGCCGTCGATCGGGTCGAGTCCTTCGATTTCGCGAATCTCATTGACGGTGCGCCAACCGCCGGAGAGCGCGAGGTTGTGTGTTTCGTATCGGGTCCTGGTATCGGTCTTCAGCAGCGATGCTGTGTTCGCGACGGCGTCAGATCCGCGCGGCAGAAGGTCGGTGAACGCGTCTTCGATCTCGGTCAGGACGCCAGCGAGGCCGAAGCGGACGAAGCCGAGCCAGTCCTGCTCGATGTTCTGGTACGTCTGGCTGTCGCCGTCGGTGACCAGCATGAGCGAGCGCGGGGCGCCGAACAGGCGCGCGACGGTCGTCACGGTCCAGCCCTGCGACTCGATGAACTGTGCGTCCTTCGGTGAGAGGAACGTCGCGGAGTACTTGAGCCCTCGGCCGAGGATCGCGACGTCGCGCTTTCCGCCGCGCGATTCCTTCCACTGCTTCTTCGCAAGTGCTGCCTGCTCGGCGTTGAGGGTCTGGTCGGTCTGGAGTTGGCCGCTCGGCACGTCGCCGCTGTAGACGAACTCGCTGCCGTACTCGGCGACATCGAGGCCGCCGCGCAGCTCGACCTGCGCCGCCTGGATCGGGCCGAGCCCGTACGGCGTTCCCGGCACGCGCAGCCGAGTAAGGTGCTTGACGTCGTGCACGCCGAGCGGCTTGCCGCGGTGACGGTACCCGGTGACGGTGCCGCCGGCGGTGTGCTCGATTACGACGTCGTTCGGGTTGAGGACGGACGCCGTCACCGGCTTGTCGATGCCCTTCACCGCGCCGGGCGCGTAGCCGAGACGCCAATACGCGTTGCCGGTCAGGTCGAGGGAGACGCCGGTCATCTCGATGAACGCGCGGCGGCTCGCCAGTGGGTCCGGCTTGTCGAGGATGCGGGGGCGGGTGTCGAGGATCCGTGGGCCGCGCTTCTGATCGAAGCTGATCTGGCGCAGCGCGATCGCGCGAATGTCGACCGCGCGGTAGACCGCACTGAGCCCCAACGCCTCACGCGACGCAACGGCACGAGGGCCGGCACCTTCACGCGAGGGGATGCTCAGCGCGGTCGACGGATCCGACGGCGGAGCCGCGTCCGAGGTTCCGGCCTCGTCGCGGCTCTGCTCGCCTGTCCACCACTCTCTGAATCCCACGGCACTGAGCTTGCCGCCGAGGGACACGGATCCACGAGTGAGGAATCGCGCAGAATGAGCAACCTTGTGCAGGTTTGAGAGGTCAGAAGATCTGGAGCCCGTAGTCGCGCTGCGTCTCGGCGAGCTGCACCCCGAGCACGTGCGTCATGACCGCATCGATCTGGCCTGACTTCGCGCGCGAGACGCGGAAACCATCACCGACATCCTTGCGAACTGCCTTCGGGATCTGCATCGACATAAGCGCGTGGCCGGGGTGCACGACCTTGCGCTGCTGAACCTTCGAGTAGAACAGGGCGCTGCCGTTGAGCGCGTCCGCCTGCGTGCCGAACGTGACTGGCAGGCCGCGGTCCTCCATCGCGCGGCCGAGGTCGCGCAGCGCGTATCCGTCGACGCCAAACGTCGAGGGGTTCCACTTCGACAGGCTCACTGCGACCTCGACGAGCTGATCGATCGTCGGGCGCACGAGCGAAGCGACGAGGTCGCAGTAGGTGCGCCCGTCGGGCATCTTCGCGAACACGCCGATGGAAGCGTAGGACCAGTCGGGCGTGCGGTCGATGGTGAACACCGGTTCGAGGCCTGTGGGGAATGGTGTGTCTTCGTAGCAGGCGTTCCACATTGCCCCGGAGATGAATGCATTTTCGGATCCGTTGAAGCGGTTGAGTCGGTAGCGGATCGCGTTCGGCTCGGGAAGGTTTCGTACGTCGGTGATCGTCGTCTCGAGGTCCGAGCGGCCAGAGGCGACCGCGGGATTCGATCGAGCGAGCTCGCGGCCAAGCTCGTGGTCGTCATCGGGGAGTGCGGCGGCGACGGCCTGCCAGCAGTAGAACGCGAGCCGCCCCTGTCCGCCGTCCTTCACGGATTCTTCGCCCTGCTTGTAGAGCGACAGCAGCAGTTCGCTGTCGTCGCTGCCTGCGGTCGTGATGCCGAACACGAAGCTGTTCGGGCGGCCGCCGAGACCGTTGATGAGGTCGTCCCACACCTCGCGCAGCAGCAGGTGCAGTTCGTCGACGATGCCGGCGTCGAGGGGGATGCCCTGGAGCGCGCCCGATTTGTTCGCCTTGAGCAGGTAGGACCCACCGTCGCGGGTGCGGATGCCGCGCGTCTGCGTGACGGCCGAGAACCGCTGGCGCAGCGCCGGGTTCTGCTTGATCGCGTTCATGGTCCGTCGGTAGACGAGGTTCGCCTGGTCCACCGACGAGGCGATGCCGATGAGCTCGGGCCGCGCTTTCATGAGCAGGACGATCAGCGACACCGCGCACGCGAGTTCGCTCTTTCCGTTCTGCCGTCCGAGGGAGACGACGATCTGTCGCCACCGCAACTGACCGGCGCGCGCGTGCCCCTCGGGGTACAGCTCGAACGCGTGGCGCAGCAGCTCTTCCTGCCATACCTCGAGCACGTACCCGAACGCGTTGAACCAGACGACGCGGAACATGACGCGGTAGCTGTCGAATGCGCTCGGGAAGTCGGGCGCGAGTGGCTCGGTCCACACCTGCGGCGGCCACGGCGGAATGTCCTCGAACGGCTGCGCGAACGTCGCGGGCGTTGGCATACTCACGCGTCAGCCCGCCACGGGTCGGGGAACTGCATCGGGGTGTCGTACGGTGCGGCGCCGCCGCCCGGCCCGCTGGGCTTATCGCCGGGTCGGCGAGCGAGCAGCCCGCGGTGGATCAGCGTGAACTGAGAGATGAGCGCAGCCTGGAACTTTCCGCTGTCGAGCTCACGCGCGATCGCGCGCAGCGCCGTCAGCTGCGGCTTGTCCGCGCCCGTGAGCCAGTCAGCCTCGGCGACGAACGTCTCGACTGACTCGATCCACGACTCGACGATGGTGCTCTCAGATGTTTCGGCGGTCATCGCTCTCGGTCCTCTCGGTTTCGTGTCTTGATCTGGGGTTTAGGTGGATATTTGAGGCCACCGTGTGAAAACAGGAAATTGGGCGCGGGGTGATCTGGGTGCCCCTCAGAAGACGGGGTCCGTCTGATACGGCCACGGCCACTGATCGGGATCGTCGACCGGCCAGTCGAGGCCAGGTGAGGGCCACTCGTCCGATTCGTGCGGTCCAGGCTGGTCCGGGTGGTCTACGTTGTTTCCCACTCTTCTCTCTACTTTCTTCTCGTATATGGGTAGGGGAGTAACTAGACCAGCTGGACCGGCCTTCTCTCGTATGGCGTCGAGCCTGGACCGTGCCTAGACCACACGTAGACCGGACTGCTCTCACGCCTGGACCAACCCGCTTCGTATCAGCCCGAAGGGCCTTATCTGTGTGGGGAGCGGGGGCGGGCGCGGCCGCTGCCTGGACCGCTCGGCACGCCTTGTCCAGACTCATGTCAGGCTCGCGTCGTAGAGCAGGGCGATGCCGGTGTAGTGCCACACACGGGAGTCGCCGACGCGGGGGCGGGCGGAACCGAGGCCGTCGACCTGGACGAGGCGCTTGCCGAACGGGCCGACAGCGAGGGGCGCGTAGCCGTTCTCTCGGCACCACTTCTTATAGCGCTCGTAGACGTCGGAACGGGGCGATTGGTCCTCGGGGTCGAGGATGACCTTGTCGTCGTCATCGAGCCACATCATGACCGGGTCGGCCTCGTCATGGAGCCGCTGCGTGGCTTCCTGGGCGGATGCGGGCGGAGCGAACTTGCCGCGCTGCATGAGCTCGCGCAGGCCGTGCATGGCGTAGTTGAAGATGCCGGGCGCCTCGTCGAAGAGCACCTGCTCGTCGAACGCCCCGCCGATCACTGCGACGTTGCGGGTGAACTCGATGACCTCCCAGCGGCGACGCCAGCCGTCGGAGTTGTCCGAGGTGCGGAAGAACTCGTTAGACGCGAAGATCGGCACGGCGTAGGGCACGAACTCGAACGACTGCCCGAACTTGCGCGAGGCGTTGATCGAGTCGCCGCCGGTGATCTCTTTGAGTACCTGCGGGTCGGAGAGGAAGCGGGCAGAGAGGTCGCCGGAGACGTTCGCGATGCGGCCGTACAGGCCGGACGTGGCGAAGCGGTCATCGACGAGCTGGTGCATGCTGATGCTCGAGTAGTTCTCTCGGCCGAGCAGCCGGCGGATGAGGCGCAGCATGGTGCCCTTGCCATTGCCGCCGGGGCCGTAGAGCATGAAGATCTTCTGCAGTGGGTTGCCGGTCATGAGCAGATAGCCGATGACCTCCCACATGTGGCGGTGCAGCTCGGGATCATCGCCGAGCGTCTGCGTGAGCCACTCCATGACGGCGTGAGGCTTCTCGGCCGGGTCGTACCGGATGGGGAGCTTTGCGAGGGCGCCGAGCGCCGAGCTGTGCGCGTCGAGCTCGTCGCGTCGCCACCAGTAGATGCCGTTCTCGAGCACGATGTAGTCGAGGTAGCCGGCGGGAAGATCGGGCAGGCCGACCTCGGGGAGGTCGACGTTCAACATATGGTCCTCGACTTGGCCACGCACGCTGGTCGAGTAGCGGCCACCAAGAGCGGCGGCGGTACGGCGCGTGATCGCCTTCTCGTCGCGAACGAAGATGCCGTCGCGATACTCGTATAGGTCACCGTCGACACCTCGGCCGAGAGTGGTCGGTGTCGTGGCCACGTAGTCGGCGATGAGGGTCGCGTCGAGCTTGCCGGTGTCAGGGTCGATGAACTGCGATGTGGCTGTCATGGAAGACGCTCCAGCCATTGGGGATTGAACCACGGCGTGCGAGCGAACATCTGATCGCTCTTGATGCCGTTGCAACGGCGGCAGGCGGCGACGAGGTTGTCGAGGTCATCGCCGCCACCTGCCGCCTTCGGGATGATGTGGTCGGCGGTCGCATCGCGGCCTTCGATGGGCTTGTGGCAGTAGGTGCACTGCCAGCCGTCGCGGTCGAGGACGGCGAGGCGGGTGCGTTCCCAGTCCTTGCCGCGCGACGAGCCGACGCTCACGTGTGCGCCTCGAGGGCGCGCTGCACGTCGTCGGGGTCGAAGCGGCGGGCGCCGCCGATCGTGCGAGTGTGCTTGAGGTCGCCCTGGTCGGCCCAGCGACGCACCGTGGCTGGCGTCACGCCGAACTCGCGTGCGACGTCGGAGACCGTGAGCTTCGCTGTGCTCATGACCAGTCACCTCCGAGCACGGCGAGCAGATCGCGGGGCGTCGGACAGCTGTGCCTCACGGCGTGCCGACGAGCGCTCGCCTCAGCCGACTCGACGGTGTGGCAGTAGAGCTTGGGGTCATCGCGGCCTATCTGGTCGAAGATCGAGCGGGGGCCGCACGATGGGCACATGAAGCGGAATCGGATGCGACCCTCGTCGAGGGTGGTGCGCGTCACGGCGGCGCTCATCGTTCTTCACCGGCCTCGCTCTGCTCGATACGCCCCAGAACGTCGTATAGGTGGTCGATGTCGGTGTCGGTGAGGGACTCGTAGGTGATCGTCTTCCCGTCTTCGTAGCTGGCGATGATCCTCGTTCCGGCCTTGATCTTGATACGCAGCCTGCTCATCGCGTGATCCCACTCTCGGTCTCGGCGCTTGTCTCGCGTTCGAGGGCTACCTTGATGCCCTTCCATGAGCAGTCGAGGCGGGCGGCGATCGCGCGCCATGACCAGCCGAGGTCGCGCAGCTCACGAGCAGCGGCGCGCATCTCGGGCGTGATGCGCGTGTAGCGGCCTTTGTGGCGGATGCTGGCGGCGGCGAGCTCTGCGAGTAGACCACCGACGTCGGTGCCTCGCTGCGCGGCGTGGCCTGCGAGCTCGCGGTAGGTCTCGCCGTCGAGCCACACTTTGATGGGGAGGATCTTGTCAGTCATGCGGGGTACCCCCATGCGGTCGCGACGGGGATCGCGTTGATGTCGGCGATGACATCCTCGATGAAGCACGCGCGGTCCATAGCGCGGTGGAACGCCGCGATGTCGTCGGGCAGCCAGTAGTGATCGGGCGTGGTCATGATCGACGCTCCAGGAAGACGATGACGCCGTAGACGGTCCAGGCGACGAGGGCGAGTGGGATGCCGACGGCGGGGTCGATGTAGTTGGGGTCGAAGTCAGCCATGATCGACCGCCACATGCTCGCGCGCGGGCTTCGGTGCCGTCGCGACGTGCATCATCCACGAGGGCGGACCGCTCGGGTGCGCTTGCTGTTCCTGCTGCTCGTGCAGATCGGCGAGGGCGAGCGCTGCGCGGCCGAGAGCGGCGCGCGCCATGGTGATGCGCTCGAGCGCATCGAGGCGTTCGCCCCTGTGCACGTAGTGTTCGGTTACGGTGAGCAGCTTGCCGATCTCTTGGCAGGCGCGCCACGCTTCGGCGGTGTTCTGGTTGATAGTCATGCTGGAGGTCTTCTCTCTCCATCGGGCCAGAGCCAGCGGCCCTGGTCGTCCAGCCCCATCGATGCGCGCCGATTCATCTCGGCGAGCTCGTCGGGCGTGTAGTGCGCACGGAGGTACCAGTGATTGACCTCGTGCTCCAGCACACGGATCCGCTCGTCGCGCTCGCGCAGCTGCTCGATGAGCAACCGGCGGGGGAGCGGGTCCGCGACTGGTGAGGTCATTTGCTGGTGGTCAGCGCTTCGAGCGATTCTGCGGTGACGCGCACCGAGCGGCTGCCGACGTTCACTGCGCGCAGCGTGCCAGCAGCTATGAGTCGGTCGATGGTCTTCGTTGACACGCGGAGGGCGTCAGCGGCCTCTGCGCGTGTTGCCAGTCGAGGGAGGTCTGTACGTTCCGTCATACTCGAGGACGGTAGTACGAGCGGCATCAATATGCAAGTACGCTCCGTACAGACCTGGCCACACATGGACGGTCTAGTCGCGACGTGTCACTCTTGACGTCAGGTCACACTGTGTCTATTCTTGTCCACATGAGTACACAGAGTGCAGTCGTAGTCGAGAACTCCGACGCGATGATCGGTGAGCGGATTCACGCGCTCCTGTGGCGGTCGCGGCTGTCGCAGGCAACCTTCGCAAAGACGCTGGGCGTCTCGCAGAGCACCATGAGTAAGAAGTTGCGTGGCGAGCGCCCCTGGTACACGGGCGAGTTGATCGCGACGTCGCAGGCGCTCGACGTGACGATCGCGTACCTCTACGGAGAAACGAAAGAGGCCCCCACCCCGAAGGGTGGAGGCCACACGCTCCCCGACTTGGATTCGAACCAAGAACCTGCCGGTTAA